AAATTGTTATCCTCTACTTCTTCTTCTATTTCTTCGTAAGGACCTACGCCCATTGCTTTTTGTATAAATGGTGTTGCAATTGCTGTTGCACCTAGGCCGCTAAATATTTTTTGACCTGTTGAAAGACCATCAAACTTATTATATAGGCCTCTTAAAAATCCTGGATCATTATGCACATTACCTTTAGCTAAAGCACCTCTCATAAAATTACTTCCCATTAAACCTTTAAATCCAGTTCCCGGTATACCAAAAGTTAAACCACCCGCTATGGCAGCTTTACCTAATGGACTCTTAACAATTTTCTTAACGCCACGGACAGCTTTCTTAACAAAGCTTCCTAGTCCATACATTTGTCTGGGTTGTTGCATTCTAGATATTGCCATAATTTTACCTTAATTCCTATGTTTACTTGGTTTTTGAGAACAAATCAAGAGGAGGCATTATAACTTTTACGTCTTGTGCCATTTCTTCAGGTTTATAACCCTTTGCTTCCCAGTCTTTTTTCTCTTTAAAAATCTCACCAGTTTCTTTGTGTCTGTAAGTTTCTTCTACTTTAGCATTATATACTTCCATTAGTCTATTTTCTCCTTTAATATATTAAGATAACTAATACCAAATACTACACCATCTGATACGGTGCCAGCCGTAGTGTAAGATAACACAGTTCCACCTTCTACAATTAAAGGTAAAGTTAATATCTCTACACTTGTAGCAGCTACTAATGTTTGTGTATTAACAATCTCAAATGCATTATTTTTAATGGTTACAGTAGGTGTATTAGAACCTGATTTATTTGTAACTCTTAATGATTTAACAATATAAGTTTCATTAACAGCTGGAGAAAGCATTGACACAGTCTCTGCGGCTGTTGTTGTTTTGCCGTAAAATTTATATTGGTTTACTACTGCCATTATTCCATAAAGAAACTTTTAGCTTCTATCTCCTGTTTTACTTCATCTTGAAACGTACTGTTTAATTTTGTAATTACTGAGTCAAGGTCCCTAACCAAAGATTGTATATTTCTTTGACTGTATTCTGGTTCTGCTCTAGTTAATGATTCTACTATCTTTGCCATTATAAACTTGCTAAGCCTCCTCTTCTAAAAGAACCCATTTCTGCTGCGCTACCTGATCCACTAAATCCTGGTCCAGCATCTCTTTGTCCTTGATTTCCTCCACCGCCATCACCTTGATAATCTGCTCCTGAATAAACTGTATTATCCACTGTAACCCCGCCAGCATTTATAGCATTTTTTTCAAAGTAGTCTTTTGCAAAATCTGCTTTATCTTGTCTAAATTTATTTGTCCCCGTGTAGTTTGCATCGTTTGCTAATGTTTGTTCGTAATTACCAAAAGCAGAAACGGTGTTTCTACCAAAAGGATCTTGATTTAAATTACCTGCTCTTAAAGAGCTATAATACCCATAAGGATCAGTAAGCATATTAGAACCCCCTACTGTAAAACTTCTATTAAAAATATTACGTTGAGTATCGTTAGGCAATCTTGACATTAACAAACCTATACCTGGAATACCTGTAAATGCACTAATAGCGCTACCTATTAAAGGTCTAACATAATTGCTATAACCAGACGTAATTGGACTTTTAAATTTATCATAATAACCTGCAATACCTGTTCTAGTTCCGTAAGGAGTATTAAACTCTGAGTCTTCGTCTATTAAACCAGTGTAACCATAGTCTTGAGATAAAACATTTGGTAATTGAATTTGTCCTGATGCTACCTGATCTTCATAAACTTGTTCGCCAATAGTCCTAGCCATTATCTTCTACCTCCTGGTGAAATGTCTAATCTAAATGTACCAAGTTTCCAGTCTTCATTAGTTGTAGTATTGGCAACTTTAATAGCAATAGATCGTGCTCGTAGTCTTGTGTCTTTTTTAGTTGTAGTAGAACTTACGTCAAAGTTTGTAGTAGTTGCAGAACTATTGGGATAGTTTCTTGTTACAAAACTAACTCTAGTATTACCTGTTTGTGAAATAAAATCTGGTATAAATCTCTGTATTCTCATAATGTATTCACCATCACCTCTAAGATCTGGCATTCCCACAACAGCTCCAGTAGAAGCTCGTTTCTGTGTAATGTCAAAATCACCAGAAGTAATTGTACCTATAATGGCAGTCGTTACACCACCAGCATTAATTTGATCGGTCCCTGTTTCCTGTTGATAGTATATAGTAATACCGTCAGTGTTTCCAGTACAATCGCTAGCTGCATTATCTGTTGAATCATAAAAAGTTGCGTGCGGTTTATCAAATACTGCAGAATCTTGCCACGCTGTTCTTGGTAAAGTACCTGTTGTCCATATAGGACGTTTAGGACTAGAGTCTAAGTAATTATAAGTAACCATTCTGTTAACAGAATCTGATGCAGATGTGCAATAAAACCAGCTTATCTCACCAAACAAATTATTTAACCCTGCATTAATAAGGTCTCTTGATACCGCATTAATGTCATCATAAACATGGTCTTCAACAAGACACGGCATAGATTTTAATTGACCATCGTAAGTAAAGAATCCATTCTCAGACATCCAATAAGCAGAACCATCAACTTCTATACATGCATTCTTACCAAACAATCCACAGTTAGTTCCTACTTGTTCAAATGAGAATGTAAATGGTTGGCCTACAAACTTCATAAGAAATAGTGCAGTGTCTGTCCATACATAAATTGCATCTCTTCCTTTAATAGCCCCCATAATTTTAGAACCATCAGCAAGTCTTTGTGTACCTGCGGTGTTGTTTGCTTTAACTACGTAAGAATCTGTTTCATCAATACTTTCTTGAGATGAAAATCTTATAAACATATCATCTTGAGTAGCAGTATTACCTACTGTAGTTTCTGTACCAAAAAATACTAAGTGTCTATCCGGTGTAGATACTAATACGTGACGTGACGCTGTAGGTGCGTTAGGTAATAATGTTGCTCTAGTAGATGTTGCATTTGATAAAGAAGCATCCCATTCAAAACAAGATCCATTATAAATAAGTGCAATTAATTTTGTTCCATAGTTATCTAATACCCACATTCCAGGGTCAATAGTAAAGTCAGCATTCGATGGGTCACCCCATGCAACAAAATCTGATATATTTGTAACACTTGCTCCACCACTATGTGTTGTTTTTGTAGTTCCGTTAGCTCCTCTAGCTCCTCCACTTAAAGTATTTGTAGAGGTATTATTATTTGTAAAACTTATATCTTCTGTACCAATTCTAATTTCTCCTGATGATGGAAAAGCTGCCGTGTTTGCTAATACAATAGTCGTAGTAACAGTATCTGTTATAGCTGTTGACAAAGTAGTTGTGGCTGCTCCTAAAGCTGTTCCACCATATAGACCTGTGCCCCAACCAAAACCTCCAAGTTGTTGTGCTGGTCCTACGTGATAATAACATAAAACAGACGTCGATCCTGCTGTGCTCATTGGTGTGCCGGTTTCCGTAGATCCCATTGTAATAGTAAAAGTTGTAGTCGTAGGTATGGCAGTTACCATAAATTTTTTATCTTCAAAATCCGTAGCATCAAAACTTGATGATGCAGGAATACTGGCAACACTGTCTAGCATTACAATATCTTTTTCTGCTAATCCATGTGCGCCTGTACATGTAATTGTAATTATATTTTGATCTGATGTGCTTGTAAAATTAGCACCTGTAAGTGTAGCTCTTATAGGGTGTATATCATAATAAGTACCCCCTGAGTACACATATAAAATTCTATTAGTTCCTATTGCTGAGTATTTAATACCAGCGTTATCATCCCATTGATGGATAGCTCTAGCTGCACCTGTTAGTTTATCTGCTCCTAACTGTGTCCAACCACCAATTTTTTCTGGAGTGCCGTATCTAAACCTAACATTGTCGCCATCAAACCATTGTCCCTCGGCACCGGTCTCTGTGACTTGTTTATTAAACCCAGGTACAAATCCTAATTTTTGTAACATATAACCTCATTCTTATACTATTTTACAAATGATGGTAGACCCAACATAGGTCGTCCATCAAATCTATTTTTGTTAGCAAATGGGCCATTTACATGATTATAATGTAGAAATACTTGACCGCAAATGTCCCCTTCAAAAGGCTCTCGCCAATGTTCAAGATCACAGCCACTATATACTAGCATATCGCCTACTTCAAGCAAGACTTTAGTGCCTTCTATAAATATAGACCATGGATCTCCTCCTAAATTAATAGTGGTAGATATCTCACAGCTTGGTCTATCTTTATGTTTTTTTAATTCATCACCATGTTTATATATTCTAGCATATGAATAAGTTGGAACTAAATTAAGTCCTGTCTCTTTAGCCATAACTGGTAACATTTTAACAAGTAACGTTTCCATAGCAAAGTCTGCATAATGTGAATAAGTATTAGGTATTTGTTTATCAGTCCATGTACCAAGCATACCATTGTCGTAAGTAATATTATTCTTGTACATAAAATCTACTGCATCTTGTTTAAGAAGAAAATAGTTAAATACAAAGTTAGCTAACTCGTAACTAATAGCACCTTTGATTACTTGATATTTATTGAAAGCCATCTTGTATAAAATTAAAACTTACTGATATCCTTATATCATTTGATTTATTTGGTTCAACAGAATGCCACAGCCATGCTGGAAACATTATAATTCTACCTGGTTTTGGATTTATATGACATTCTCTCCACAAATGTTTTGGTGGTTGACCTGATTTTCTTATTGGCATAGTAGTTTGTATTCCAGGTCTAGGGTCCATACAAATTAATTGTCCTGAATTTTCTTGTCCATGTACATAATATACACCACTAAATAAACTATTGGGATGTATATGAGGTTTGTTATAGCCACCTTGATAATTTATATTAGCCCACATATTACCTAGTCTAGGTTGTCTGTCTAACCATTCTTCATTAAATACTTCTAATGCCATTTTAAATAATTCATCTACTAAAGGTTTAAATTGTGGCAGTTGATGCATGTTAGTTTCACTATGCCAACCATTAACATTTGTTTTTTGTACACCTTTATTTTGTTTAGACCAGTCAACTATTTCGTTAGCTAAAAAATTATTATCTAACTGTGTGTCATGACCATATATATTTGTTGGAAAAAATTGTTCTTTAATCATCTAAATGGTTTGCCTCCAAACCAAACAACCAATGATTGTCTAAGACCTTTTGTTACTGGTGCTACTCTATGATTTAAAAACGATGCAAATATAATTGCGTGACCTTGTTTAAGGTTTGCAAATTTACCTGGAGCCATTAATTCTAAATCTCCACCTTGAAATTCCGATGGATCATTTAACAAAAGAGTCATTGATATTTTTCTAACTGGCGGTTCGTGCTCCATGTTTACATCACAATCCATATGCCAATCATAAAATCCTCCTTCAGGATATTCTGTAAATTGAGCTGGTTCTGTTATTTGTATGTCACCAAAACCAAAATGGTTTTCATTTGCTTTTTGTATAAAAATATTAAGGTCTTGATACATATGTGCCATTTTTTTAAATGGTATCCAAGATATTGTTGTAACTCTTTTTTTTGTATCTGTTCCCCCACCTGGTTTATTCATACCAACTTGTGCTGTTTTAGGTTTTTCAGATCTACCTGCTTCAATAATTTGTCTACACTGTTCTGGTGTAAACAATGGTGTTGTAGTTTGAACTATCCAACTTTTCCATTTAGGTTCCCATATAGGTTTATTTTCGTACATTAACTTACTCCTCTGTTTTTAATTGGGTCATAGTCTACATCCATGTTTGCCGCTAGTGTTCTTCTCCAACCAGGTCCATTAAATGGATATACACAGTGTCTCATGTCATATGGAAATATAAAAAAGTCTCTTTCTTCAACATTTGGTTGATAGTCTATATTAGAAAACAGACCAGAAGATGATCCTAGTATTTGTAATTTACCATTCATAGGTTGGTCAGCAGCAGAATATTCTGTACCA